TCTTAATTATGTGTACACCATTAATGTATTTTTGCCAAGGGCAAATATTTTTTTGCTGTTAGCAAAAATAATTGTTGACAATAGCCATAGCGGCACTATTATGGGGGCAAGAGAAAGGAACGCCCTTATGTCGCCAGAAGCCTACGAAAACGCTCTTGATCGCCAGTACGATGATCACGTTGCTGAAATGGAAGAAATGGGTTTTTATAAAGAAGCCGCCGAATGGTACGCCTATGAAGATTTCAACGACACCCGGATTGACAATCTTCAGGATTATTTTTTCAACGAAGACGTGTTCCAGAAATCCGAAGCCCTGCGGTTGCGGGATGGCATCGGCCAGCATTCATGGTCAGCGCTAGATAGCGTCCTAACCCACGGCACAGACAAAGAAATTGCCGATTATATGCGCTCGATTCGGGATGTTGTAACCAAGAAAGCTGACCTGATTAAAAGCCGCCGCATCTGGCGGGCTTTAAACGCCCCGCTGCCCTGGGAGGTGCGGCCATGAACCCCGCACAGAAACTTATCGACAACGCCAACTGTATTTCACTTTCCCTAAAAGGTTTGTTTATGGAGCGAGAATTGCAAAGTATTTTTCTTAAAAACTTTGATCTAGTTGGCGATGAAAAAATAGACGCACAGTTAAGATTAAAAAACCTTAACTGGCAAATATCAAGGATAGCCCAAAAATTAGGAGTAGAGTCATGAACACAAACAATAAACCATTAAAAATTTTCGACAAACAAGAATTGTATCATTATGTTGATGGGGTAAAAACTCTTGGCAAAAACCCCGAAATGGAGGGCAACTGCTCAGGGCTACGGGGCATCTGCACAGGGCTACGGGGCGACTGCACAGGGCTACAGGGCGATTGCACAGGGCTACAGGGCGATTGCACAGGGCTATGGGGCATCTGCACAGGGCTACGGGGCGACTGCACAGGGCTACAGGGCGATTGCACAGGGCTACGGGGCGACTGCACAGGGCTACAGGGCATCTGCACAGGGCTACGGGGCATCTGCACAGGGCTACGGGGCGACTGCACAGGGCTACAGGGCGATTGCACAGGGCTATGGGGCGACTTAGACCTGATAACCACTAAGCAACGCGAGGAAAATTCCTATATCCTTTTTTATGGGGAGGTGCAGTCATGAACACAAACAACCACCGTTTTGTTAGCTGGGAAAAAGAGGCCAACGGCACACAGCTAACGCCAGACGAGATGCTGCACAGGATGACACTGAAAGCTAAGGCCGCCCGTGACGGCGAGGGTTTTCATGCTTACTCGCAGCATCTTATGGCCGACGGCAAAGTGTTTGAACGCAAACACAGTAATTCAAAAATTTGGCTTGCCGTTGCCTTGGCAATGATTGCCGGAAGCGCAATAGCCGTGTTGGAAATATCCGGTTGGTTGCCGCAGATGCTTCCCACAGCATTAGGTGGGGGTTCACTGTGATTATTCTTCGCCAGTTCTGGTACTACAGGCGGTTGCGCTTTCCACTGCGCCTAGCTTGGAGATTTGCCCTTAAAACCCTAGGCCACGCGCCGCATCAAAGGAGACGTTAAAATGACTATCACATACCACGCCGACGTTTTCCAAGGATCGGAAGAATGGCTTGCATTGCGCTGCGGTGTTTTAACGGCAAGCAAGATGAAGGATATTTTGACTTCTACATTTAAAATTGCTGATAACAAAACGTCTCGCGATCTTGTTTTGGAAATAGCCGCACAACGCATCACCAACTACATCGAACCTGAATATATCACCGCTGATATGATTAGAGGCCAAAACGACGAAGCTTTTTTCAAAGAAGAGTATTATTATAATTATGGAAAAAACCTTCACGATATTGGCTTTATTACTAACGACAAATGGGGTTTTACCATTGGTTATTCCCCAGATGGCCTTGTAGGAACCGAAGGCCTTATTGAGGGAAAATCGCGCAAGCAAAAGTTTCAATTGCAAACCATTGTTGATGGCGTTGTCCCAGACGAGTTTAAAGTTCAAATTCAAACAGGGCTTTTGGTTTCAGAGCGTAAATGGTGCGACTTTGTTTCATACTGTGGGGGGATGCACATGCTTGCACTTCAAGTAGAGCCAGACCTTGAAATACAGGGCGCAATTATTGAGGCCGCAACACGCTTTGAACAGGCCGTTTCTGAAAAAATAGAGCAATTTAACGCCCGGTTAAAAAGCAATATGCGGCTTACTTACTCAAAACGCAGAGTCATAGAGGAGATGATCTAATGAGTGACATGCTACAAACCATAGTCCCAAAAAGCGACCAGCTTAATGCGGACGATTTTTTAGGCAGAGAGCCTAAGACAATAACAATTACCAGTGTAAAAGTAACGCCGGGTGTGCAACAAGCGGCAACGGTGAACTTTGAAGGCGACAATGGGAAGCCGTGGAAGCCATGCAAAACAATGTGCAAAGTTCTTGTGCTCATTTGGGGAAAAGACAGCAAAAATTATATTGGCAAAAAACTTACTTTGTACCGTGACCCCACTATTAGATACGGCAAAGACCAAGTTGGTGGAATAAGGATCAGTCACATGAGCCATCTTGAAGAAACCAAAACACTAGCTTTGACCGAGACAAAAGGGAAGGCACGTACATGGGTTATACGCCCCCTAGAAGAACCCAAGATTGACCCCGCTGTAAAGGCCGCTGGTGACAATGCAGCCGGGCAGGGTGTGGTTGCGTACCGGACGTGGTTAGAGACGCTGGAGCCTTCTGTAAAGCAGACTGTGCGGGGTTTCCACAAGGAATGGTCTGCAACGGCCAAAGCATACGACGAAGCAATAGTTAACAGCGAAGAGGTGCAGCTATGACAAGATGGGAGCAAATAAAATGCTCACTAGGTTTACACGATTGGGGAAAATGGAGAGCTATAAGTATTGATTACGAACTGACTGTACAAGTACGAAACTGCCAACGCTGCAACCTACAGGAAAAAAAGCCATGACCCCCTACGAACCCAACCCCGCCAAGGCAATATCCGATTGCAAGGGCGATATAAACAAGCTGGCGATGGAGTGCGAGATTGCAAAGTCTGGCTTGGCATTCGCTTTAATTCACATTGAGAAAATGCTTGCTAACCCTGTCAACCCTATTGATTCTACTATGGCTCGTCATTTTCTTGACGCGGCTAAAAGCAAGCACCTCCATATTGATTATCTGGCAAAAAAATATGAGAGAGCTTTGTCCCACATTGAGGCGTTGCTTATTGAGTTATATGGAGACGGACTTTTAGAGCCTCCCTTGTGGACTCTTTCGGCACAGAACGCGCATACGTTTCTCAACGCCGCTAAATTTAAAAATGGAGAGGTATCATGAACCACCAAACCGCAGAAACCAAACTAGAGTTTTCCCTACGCGAACAGGAACGCGAACGCATGGAAAAAGAGCAGGCACGGTTTTACTTGAGCCGCCTGATTAAAATAATCAAAAGCTGTCCGCCGCACGTTGCGTTTTTTGTCGCCAGTACACCAGAGTTTGAGGCCGCCGATTCGTACCTAAACCCGCCAGTGGTTAAGAAACTGTACGCCAATGATGAAGAGGGGAGAAATTGAGATGAGCGAAAAATTAAAACCATGCCCGTTTTGCGGTAGCGAGCCAAAGTTCTGGGATGGTCTCGGCACACAAGCAGACTTAACCTGTGACGGTTGCATTGTTGCCTCTGTCAATATGCAAGTATCTGATTGTTTAACGCAAGATGAAAGATTCGGTAACGCTGGGCAGGGGTTTTCTTTTATAGGTGAGCCTCACTACCGCTACGAATCAAAGGCAATCCAACGTGTAAATGAGAAAATGACTAAAATTTGGAACACACGTTTTCCACAGTCCCCTAGCTCAACGGTGGAGCACCCGGTTGATAACCGGGAGGTTAGCGGTTCGAGTCTGCTGGGGACTACCACACAGGAAAAAAAACCATGAGACACACACTTAGAGGCGTTTTAATGGCCCTTCGTACCCTTCCAGAGTCTTATCAGGACACGGGCTTTTGTGATGTGCGGGTGGCACCGGATGGTGACGCGATAATTGTTGCCACGCGAGACTACCCGGCAATGTATTTTCGGCAAGGGACATGGGAAACCTTGGTTGTCAAACACCGGGATAAAGTTGCTTTTGATAAGGACTTTAATTTTTCAGTAACAAAAAAACCAGACGAAGCTAACGAAATAGCAACCATTTTAATGGATTGTAACAACCTCATCAACCAAGCCGCCAACCTCCGGGCAAAACTGGAAGAAATGCGGGAAATATTAGGAGTAGAGTTATGAGTACCACCGTAGACTTAAACCGCCAACGCTCATCGCCTTTGTGGTGGATGCTTAAGACAGGCAGCCGTATTGCTGGTGCGGTCATCGTGGCCGCAACTATTGTCACTCTATGGGCCTATACAGGCAACTGGGCATGGACGCGGTTTGTTTCGCCGACGGCGGAACTTATCGGTGTCCGAGCCGTGCAGTTTGCTGGACGGGAGATAGTTGCCGAATCCGTGCAGATAGCCTCCGTCAACCCGGCCACGGATAGCAACACCCGGCTGCGGAATCTTGATGTAGAGCTAGAGCAAGCAGTTAGGAGGGGTAAGTGAGTAAGTTTCGCAAGAAACCAGTCATTATTGAGGCTACACAGTGGTTCGAAGCTGGGGATCACCCGAAAGTAATTCACATCAAAAACAGATACTGCATACCAACGCCTGAAGGGGAAATGACTGTCACCCCGGGAGATTGGATTATTACAGGTGTTAATGGTGAACACTACCCATGTAAGCCTGATATTTTTGCAAAAACATACGAACCTGTAGGAGAAAATTAACGATGACTAACAACTCACCATCACTTGGTAAACTAACCGCCTGTTTTACGACATATGACGGTGTTGTCGAAGATTATCATATTGCCTCACAAGAACGCGGGTCATACCCAAGTATTGCACAGCTCGATCGTAAAATAATTGATGGTGACAAACCATTCACACCAGAACAGATAAAATTCTATGCAGAATTGTTTGCCGAAGCTGGAAACGTGTACCACAAAACTGGTTTTTCACCATTGCAATTATTAGAAAAATTAAAGGAGCAATAACCATGTACATTACAGAAGAAAAACGACAGCTTTATGTTCCTTTGCAGGCCGAAGCTATTTTTCACACCAAAACAGGGATTGTTGTTTTTGTCGGGGCTGAACTTGGCGACGACATGGACAATATCCTTTGCCGGAAGGGATGTATTGAATTGCCAATGACGGATATTATTAACGATGCTGTAAACGACATTGTTCAAAATAGCGACGAAACCCAGCGATACGCAGCCCAAAAAACCATTGCGGCGTATTTGAGAATGCTGGCGGCAAATTTAGAAGTGGAAGGGCAAGAGCCATAACCCACCCCTTCACCCTAGCCGCCCGTGCCCCGCGCAAGTGCGGTATATGCTTCACGGTGTTTACCCCACCTAGGAGGCATTCTCAATACTGCACGGTCGATTGTGCAAACATTGCAAGCAGTCAAAATCAAACAGGGAAACCAAAAATGACCATTGTTAAAAGACCAAAGATATATCCCAAAATATGCGCTCATTGCGGCACAGCTTTTAAAGCTGAAAAAAATAAATACAAATTTTGCAGCAAGCTTTGCGCCGCGAAAGGTCAAGACCGTTTTGCTAGGATAAGCCAGGCAACCTCAAAATCTTATACGTTAGAGCCGTCGGATATTTGCAGGGACAAAAGCTTTTATTTAGAAAAGGCAAAAGCGTTGCTGGCCGCTGTAGAAAGTGGTTCAATAAATTTGCTATTTGTCGGGCAAGAAATGAAAAACGCAATTTCAAGAGCGCAAGATTTAGTAAATAGGAGTAATGGGATATGAGTAACTGGACAAATTTAAATTCCATAATTCAGTTTGACAATTATGAATTTAAAAGAATTTTAGAAAAATTAGAAAAAACAGAACCAGACGATGAACCGTTGCATATTTTAAGCATTCTCGAAGAATGCGATTATTGGTATGCGGTGAATTGTTTAAACACAATTAAAAATTATAATGGCATTGCTGATTTTGCTATAAAATGTGCGGAATCGTCTATTGAATTTTATAAATTAATGTTAAAAGATTGCTCTTACCTATCAAACTTCATTGAAAAGGCAAAGAATAGAGAAATTAATTTTTATTGCCTCAAAGATTTAAAGAGCCATGCCAATAATCTTTTTCTAAAATATGGTTGGGGTTGTTACGAAAAAGCTACCGAGTCCGTCATGCATGCTTGCATGAGTTCTTTTTACGCGCAAAGAAAAGACGTTACCCTAACATGGAAATGGGCATACCGGGCTGCTGGAGATGCTATTAAAGCCGCAAGTCATGAAGACCGACCTTTCCGGCCCGTCCTCGAAGAAAATGAATATGAAAAACAAAAACAATTTTTTAAAGAAATATTTAAGGAGAGGTTATGAACATCACCCCATGCCCCGTACAGGCCATTGTCATTGAGTGCCGTCTAAACCAACTTGATTATTTAAAAAAAGAATACAAAAAAATGATTTTAAAAACAGAAAAACTAAAATTAAATCTTTCTTATAAGAATAAAATTCTAAAAACAAAAAAAGAAAAAACAATGCCTTCTATTATAAAATGCACTTCGCCTTTTGAAAAATATGGGTACGACGAAAAAGGGAACCTTTGGAAAAACTTTTCTCAAAAGGGTTGGAAAGCACTAACCCCGCAAAACTATTATTTCGGCTCCGGAGCCTATTACGTCATTGCTATCCGTGGCGTTCAATACTGTTTTTACTCTAACACAAAGGTTTTTAAAGAGGTAGGGAAATGAATTTAGACACTTTTTTTGAAGAAACCACCATAGGCCGCGCATTGTGCGTAGCTTTTGGCCTTGTAGGGTTTTACTTTGTTTATTGCTTCTTCTCGGCGATGTCTGTCCTGCCCATTGGCACGGATAAAGATCAAATTAAATTTGATTATTACGGAGATAGATTCATTCTTGGATACGTTCTCGCCTTAGTCGGGTCAATGATTGGACACTTTTGCAAAGGCTTTGGCATTATGACTGCCCATGAATGGGACATCGGCGGTCACATCATAAAATTTCTTGGCCTGTTCATCACAGTTGTGCCTGTTTTGGTTGTGAAGCTCACAGGCATTAGCAGTGGGCCTTGGGGGTTGTTGCTACTGCCAGCGTCCTTGGTTTTTCTTTTGTGTGTAGTTGATAAAGAACATAATCCGAGGTTGTGATATGACTCCAGAACAGCTAAGCTTGTGTATTTTGAACATGAATCTTTTTGGAATAAAATAAAAAAGGTTTTTAAAGAAGTGAAGAAATGAAACTAACCCCCATACATCGCCCCTCTGCCGCCCTCCTAGTTTGGCTGGTTTTTATGCTACCTCCCCACGCCTTTATACTTTTCAAAAGTTCTCATTGAACCTAAGCCCAGCATCCCCAATAGCACCGTGTAAAGCGCGTCCATATTGAAAGTTGGCAACGTCACCGGGTGGCCTGTAGCGGCCAGAATAAACGCCAACAACGGTTGCGCCACGAAATGATATGCAAAAGCAATGCCGCACACCCAGCCTATCCAAGGCCGCCATCCTGCGACAAACAAACTGCTGCTTCCGGCCTCCGCTTGATTGACTTCGATTTGCCCTTTGGCGAGTTCCGTTTCAGCGGTAAGTTGCGCCAACTCCCCAGTTTGTTGCATCTTGAGCAGCTCTAGTTTTGCTGCGGCGGCTTGTGTTGCGTCGGGCCACAGGCGGTCAATCAGCTTGCCGCCGATGTCTAGTGCCGCGCTGATGGGATCAATCGCCATTGTCCTAACCTTTCATCTGGAAGTGGGGAAACTCAACAAACCTTGACCCCGGCGCGCCGTACCAATTCAAGCCAAGTCCCATACCAATTTTACCTAATTCCTGCCATGCGGGATGACCAGCGTCCCATTGAGGTTTGCCGTCCACAAGGGGCACCACGTCAAAGGCTTTCGCTGCGGGCTGGCCGTCCAGCGTGAAATTGTGCGCCGACTGCCCGGCCTTGGCGTTTGTCACAATACGCCCCGGCGTTGTGCGCCCTTGGGCATAGAGCGCGTCCTGCTCGGCGTTGCTGCGGTAGGTGCAAGTGATGAGCACGTCAATATCCTGCTTCTCGGCCTGCGCTAGAAACGCCCGGCACAGCGGCTGTAGGTCTGGGTGTAGGTCTTCGATTTTACGACTGGCCATATATTAATCCAATTTGTAATCTTTGACGTGCAATATATTTTTTTCATCTTTGTACATAACAACTGCGTTTATCAGCAGCACTTCCTTATTTAAATACTCATCCGCAAGAGCATCAAAAAACTTGGTGGCGCGGGTATCTACTGGCTTTCGGTAGTTCTCTAGGTCAATAACATTGCCGAGGTTGTCATTTGCTATAGTAGGCACCATACGCAGTTCCTCCAAGGTCTCCACGGCTTGCCTTTATTGGCGCGGATTTTCTCCGCTTTAGCACGCGAGATAAAGCGCACCTCAAAGCCTCGTTTAACATCAAAACCGTTTATCTCATTGCAAAATCCATTGCGGAACCCATAAAACCGCCCGTCTATCTCAATACACGTCTGTTTAAGATCGCCGCCTAAAAGGCACGCCAGCACGTCTAGAAACGTCTTGGGTGTTTTGTAATAGGCCACACAATCGGATTGCTCGCGGCCAAAGCGTACAATCGAATTTAAGCCTATCAGGGCTAGGATCGTTGTCTCAATAATGGCCCACCAAGGATGGTAGATGAAAACCCCGAAAATCATTCCTACAAGCTGGTCTGTCACCCATACTACAGCCATTAGCGCGATTGCCGCGCTTAATATCCTGTCCCGCGTTTTGGTGACTCCACACGCTCCTGCCAAGGCCAAAGCGAGCAACGTCACCAAAATACCAAGGAAATATATATCAGGAGTGCCCTCACCGAGAAAGTCTGCCAAGTGAGGCAAAAACAATCCGGCAAGGGCAACCAGGTGCAGCATTAAGACTTTTTGCCGGGCTTCTTGGCTGGTGCGGGTTTTTTATTCTCGCCTAGCCGCCTTGCCATTGATTTAGGTGGGGCTTTAAATCCGCCGTTTGCGCGTGACATAATTTTCTCCTTATTACGGCAAAAAACTATTAGCGGCAGTGCCAACAGCCGTGCCTATTTTATGTGCATACTTTAAACTCATTGTGCCGACAAGTAAAAGTATTGTTGATAAACATAGAGAAACAATGCTTGCCCAATAAGCAATACGCTGCCTGTCTTGCAATAAACGAATAGCATCGTCTTGTTTTGCTTGTTCAGATAATAATTTAGGTAAAAATTTTTCCGCAAAAGAATTTTCTAGTTTAAGAATTTCAACACGCAAGTCCTTTACAGATTCTGCCGTGGCCATACTATCCATCTTGTCGTCAATCTCATCAAGGCGTTTCTCGATTTTATCCAGCGTTTTGCCTTGCTCGGTGATCAATGTTTCGGTGCGCGTAATGCGCTCAAGGTGCACAACTTCAACCACGTTTTGCCTCCTTAAACCGTTTATAAACGCCGATTACTAGAATAATACAGAGCAATACAGTTAAAAAGCCGGGCGCAGTGGTAAAGAAAGCGCCGATGCTCCAAAAAGTAATATCTATTACACTATCCCTCCATTTTCCTCCTTGATAAAGATCGTAAACTTCCTTGCCGATGGCAAACATAAGCACCACGGTAATGTTAAAATTGATCATGCCGACGACACCAAGTCCAAAATGACCAAGCTGGTTTAAAGACCATGTGTACCAGTCACGGCCTTGGTCGTCTGGTTTGCCTAGCTCTTTCGTGACGGTAGTCCAAAGGGTTGTCATACGATGGCCGACGCTGCTATGAAGAAGTCATGCACGTCTTCCGGTGCAACACCAAGAGCGGCAGACACTAGCGGAACAAGAGCTTCATCTTCTGCAACCTCGGTGAAATTAGCCCATTTACCCCGTGCAAGTCCATCGTTTGGGGGTGTAAGCGAATCAAACGCCGTTGCCAACGCCGCAGGAAGGAGCGCACGGTTAGCGGCTTGCTCGGCGGTGACGTAACCGTTCTCTTGCAATACGGTGAAAAACTGCACGGCAGAAACCACATAAACATACGCCAGGGGCGCATAATCGGGGGCGTAGGCTGCAATTTCTGTTGCCGTAGTAAGCGCGTCCAGTGCCGGGATGGCCACTTGCGGCACGTCATCCAACTTAGTGTTCCATTCCCCCGCTTGGCGTTCCAATCCCCGATTCCTCTTATTATTGCCTTTTGCCGTGGCGACGTTGCAATAACCGTACAAAGCATCCCGATGCGCCCGTATCAACGCCAGCCGCGCCGTGCGTAGGGCGGCTAAATCAGCAACCCAGTCAGTGCCGTCCCATGTGTAGGTTACTGGCAGGGATTGGTCAGGGAGATTGACGGTTACGCCAGCAGGGGCGGAGACGGTAACACCGGAAACAGTTAGGTTCCCCGATGGCCGCTGCGTGACTTCCGTGTCGGCGGGGCTAATAGGGTCGCCCTCGTAATAACCAATTTGGGGATTGATATAATAGCCCATGTTACCAAATCCTTTCGACAAGTATTTTATAATTCCAATTTGCACTTGTGGCTGCCCCGCCATTGCCTGTAGATGCGTTTTGAACAATAAGAGCGGTAGCTGGGCCGGTCGTAAAACTTACAATATTGCGAGTTGCACGCATGTTTACGCCAAAAGATTCCGATGCGTTACCCACTGACGGATTATAGGCAATTTGCCCAACAAGATAGCCCAATTCAGCTATTTTGTTTATAAGTATCAGCCTGTTTGTAAGATAATCATTAATACCTAGGTTATGAGCTTTGTTGATTATTGTCGATAGCCCCGGAAGATTAATGTTTAACCCACTATCAAAATACCCATTCACCGCATACGCCACGCTGCTCGTAATCGTCGCCGTGCTTGCCTGCACCTCACCCACAAACACCTTGTACGTCTGCGGCGCGGTGCTGCCGTTGCCATAATAGCCTTTAGCTTCGGTGATGTTGTACGTGAACTGGTTGGCCGTGGTGGGCGGCGTGCTGCCCTGCGTATAAATAGGCGGTAACAGCGTCCGGCCAGTGGTCAACGTGCCGTCAGTGCCAACGTCAACCCAGAGGAAGTTTGTGACCGTGTAGGAGCCTACGGGTGATGCGTTTGCGCCGGGATCAGCAGCCATGACGTAGGTGTAGGTGTTTGGTCCCGTCACGGTGATAGGATAGGTACCATTAAACCCGGCTGGTGTCACTCCAGAGTGCGTTACTTCCGTACCAGTGACCAAGCCATGGTTGTTTGCCGTACACGTTGCCAGCGTTCCAACGCGGGTAATACTCACAATAGCAACGGATGGGGTGTTGCCGCTGAAGGTGAGGTTAGCGGTGGCGAAGCCCTTACGGTTTGACTGATCACCAAACTGATTATATCCAGCCCCAGTCGTCACTACCAGCGGCGCGGATGTGGTGATGTTCTGCGTAGTGATGGATAGACTGCCTGACGTGGCAGGCAACATGCTATTGAAGCCGCTGGTGTCCACGGGGGCATTGAGGATGATTTGGCGTTTCTTGTCTGCGCCCTGCAATGAAAGGCGGGTGCCAATGTAGGCCAGGTCGTCAGGGGCTGTAAATCCAGCAATGTTGCCAGTGGATGCCCTGCCTAAAACCTGTGAAGCCGCCAGCGCAACATCCGAGGGCGCAGCAGGACTGGCCGTGTTATTGGCCTTAACCGTGTTCGCCGCCATGTTCGCTATCTTGGCGTTGGTGACGGCACCGTTGGCGATGTCCGCTGTGGCAATACTTCCAGCGGTAATCAGCAACGCTTTGGCCGCAACCAAGGAGGCCGCCTGCACAAACGGAACCAACGGTGCGCTGATAGCCGTGCCGCCTGTGCCCGCTGCCGAGATAACGTTGCCAGAGCTATCGAACGCTAGGTAATTACCCGCCCTAGTCCCCACATCCGGAACCGTTGTTGTTAGGCCAATATCAGAATCAGGCAGTTTAATAGACAGGTCAATTTTGTCCGATGTGTTTTGTGCTATAAGCGTCAGTTTATCTAAGCCGCTTTCAATCGCGGCTGCTGGTAATTCATCCCCGCGTGGGTAGCTGCGTGATTGTGTAAGAGGAACATTTAATGCCAACAAAATATCTTGCGTGACCGAAGGAATCTTGAGCGCGTTAATAATGGTGACGTTTGATGTTGTATTGCTAACGATAGTAACGGTGTAGTCAACGCCAAGAGTAAGGGTTTCAACGACGGCACCCGTTGCCCTCGTTAAGATTTTAACATCAAGAAAATCTTGGTCGAGCACGTTATTGTTAAATGGAAAAACAGTTGTGACCCCGTTGCCCATCAGCCTAAAAATTGTTGGTAACGCTCCGACTGTCATAAGGGCACCTTTGTGTAAAATTTCTTTATCATAAAACTACTTCCAAAGCCATTCTTGATTAAAGGTTTTTTGCATATCGCGTTCTGCCCTGTTCATAAATCCGGGGTTCATTTGCTCCTGCATTTCAAGCAAAAATAAATGGTCGAGAGGTCCGCGAATGTAGAACAGGTTGTTCCCAGGTATTGAGCTTATTGCCATCATCGCGGCGGCACGAGTTGAACCTTCACCGCGAATAAGAGATGACCACAGCTTTATTACTTTGTCATTTCCAAATGTTGGCCCTAATAAAAACGAAGAAAAATCTTTTCCGTAAGATGAAAAATCCGTCAAAAACACGTCAGTCAGGATTCCCGCCCCGCCGCCTCGCGCTATAGAAGCAAGAATAGTCTCTGTTTTCAAAGGGTCTTTTGGCGATTTCCCGTTGAAAAGATCGCTCATAACTCCTGATAAATAACCAAAAGCACTTGTTAACAATAATAATGTTATTAGCCCCCCTATATCAGGTTTTCCGCGCCCATACCATGCTTGTCCCAGAATTTTGGTAACAACAGAAACAGGGTAGCTTTTATATTGAGCGGCTAATCGGAAAAACTCACCCGCCGCCGTGCCCCGCCGGGTATTTCCAAAAGTGGTAATTCTTCTTTCTCTAGCTCCAGTATTAAGAACCGCCGATTCTCTTCTATCAAAAAGATAGCCAGATAGTTTTTCAGCAACGGCTTTATTGGCAATCTTATCCGCCAAAACGTAAGCCCGGCCATCCTCAAGGGTTGTTACTGCCGCCCGCATAGCGTCCCAG